GAACCCATAAAGAAAACCCCAAGAGGAACCACACCCTTGAGGTTTTCTTAGCGTTGCAACAAGGTAACCACTCCTTGTTACTTTCACATTAACATATAATATAGAGATAGCTCTTTAATTTTTGTGTCTTTACCAGTAATTACTGACGAACTTATACAAGCTTTAGATACTGTGTTTCCTAACAGATGTCCAGACTTATCTTTTTCTGATCGAGAAGTGTGGTATCGTGCAGGGCAGAGGTCTGTTGTTGACTATCTTATCGAACAACAACTAAGACAAAAAGAAACTATGTTAACTAACAGAGTATTGGAGAACTAGCTATGTGTGTTGGTGGTAGTCGTGCTGTAAGAGTTAAAGAACCAGAATATAAAAACAGACCTGTTACTGTAACTGGTACACAGACAGGAATTGATGACCCTAAAGATACAGCAAAGGTAACAGAACAATTAAGGATACAAAGACAGAAAAAAGAAGGAACCTATGTAGATCCAAACCTTACAACAACAAAACTTTTGGGATCAAGAAAAAGTGGTAGAAGAGTTGGAGAAACAAGAAATCAAAGAAGTGCTAGACTTAGATCAGGTGTCTCAAGAGGACCAAATGCACCATCAAAAGCTCAAAAGATGGCTGCTGCTAGAAAAGCTATGAAATCAAAAAGGTAATTAATTATGTGTACTGGCAGACCTAAAACTCCAAAGCTACCACCATCACCTCCACCTGATTCACCAATAGAATCGACTGCTGACAGGGTTGTGATTGGTTCAAATAGAAGTGATCCAGAAATGAGAAGAAGAAGAAAACTTTCTACAACTACAGGTCGAAAAAGATTAGGTACACAATCTTTACAGATACCTTTACTTATTGATACTACAACTTCTGGTAATCTAAACTACACTTAAAATGGAATATTCGGCACAAGGAACAACCGCAGCAGGTAGATATGAAGCACTTGTTAGTAGTAGGTCTGTCTATGATAGAGAAGCAAAAGAATCTTCTAAGCTAACCATACCTAGTCTGATACCAGAACAGACATCAGGTACTAGAGCTAAGATCAAGACACCTTTTCAAGCAACAGGTAGTCGTGGTGTAAACTCTTTATCAAATAAATTATTAATGACTTTGCTTCCACCAAGCACAGCATTTTTTAAATTAGAAATAGATGATCTTGAAATAAGAAAGCAAGGACAAGAAGCACTACAGAGTGAGATAGATAAAGGACTACGCACAATAGAAAATGCTTTGATGAATCAGATAGAAATATCTAACGATAGAGTTGCTATGTTTGAAGCACTCAAGCATCTTGTAGTATCAGGTAATGTCTTGTTATATCTGACAGATAAAGGACTTAAAGTATATCCACTATCTAAGTTTGTTTGTAAGCGTGATGAAGTTGGTAATGTTTTAGAAATACTAATTAAAGAAACAGTACACCCACAAGCTTTACCTCTTGAGTTCTTAGAACAGATCAAGAAGAAAGAGAACTATGACGCAGACATGATGAAGGGTGACTTAGATATATATACATCTATTAAAAGAGTTAATGATGACTTTTTTTGGTTTCAAGAATGTAAAGGAGAAAAGATACCAAATACAGATGGCAGATCAAAAGTAGATGTCACTCCCTTTATTCCTCTTAGGTTTATTCGGATAGATGGAGAAGATTACGGAAGAGGATATGTTGAAGAGTATCGTGGTGATTTGATTAGTCTTGAGTCTTTGATGCAAGCAATCATAGAAGGTGCTGCTGCCAGTGCTAAAACAGTATTCTTGGTAAACCCAAATGGTATTACAAGAGCAGCTACTTTAGCTAAAGCACCTAATGGAGCCATACGAGAAGGTAGTGCTGGTGATATTTCTGTGATGCAAGTAGGTAAAGCAGCCGACTTTTCTGTTGCAGAAAGAGTTATACAAAGAATTGAGATGAGACTTGAAGCTGCTTTCTTGATGATTAGGTCAGTACAACGTGATGCAGAAAGAGTGACAGCAGCCGAAGTAAACCTTATGGCACAAGAATTAGAGAATAGTCTTGGTGGTATATATAGTATCTTGACTCAAGAGTTTCAATTACCATATTTAAAAAGACGTATGCACCTTTTGGTAAGACAGGGCAAGGTTCCTAAACTGCCTGATGAACTGGTCAAACCTAAGATAGTAACAGGACTTCAAGGACTTGGTAGGGGTAATGATAGAAACAAACTGATTGAGTTTATTGGAACTGTAGCTCAAGCATTAGGACCAGATGTGATGAGACAGTACGTCAATGTAGATGAAGCAGTAAAAAGACTAGCTACCAGTATCGGTATAGATACTGCTAACCTAGTAAAAACACAAGAACAAATCCAAGCTGAAGCTGAAGCTGCTGCACAACAACAGCTTATTCAAAGTCTTGGACCTGCTGCTCTAGGTTCTAAACTACTTGATCCTAAAGCAAATGCTGATGCTGGTTTAGCTGATGCAAAAACACAACAACTACAACAAGGAGGAACCCCTGATGCCAACCAAGAAGTCTAATTCTAAAAGTGAACCAACAAAAGCTATTGTTAGTAAACTAGGTGTGAATGACGAACCTACTCCAACAGAGCCAAAGGTGGTCAAGACTAAAAATGGTAATACAATAACATTTAACTAACCAAAAAAAATTATGACTTCATCACAAGTACAGGTATCTGAAACACCACCAATGTCTCAACAAGATCTTGAAGGTCTTAAAGATGAGAATGGTTTGTATGCTGGTAAGTTTAAAACTGTAGAAGATCTAGCAAACAGTTACAAAGAACTAGAGGGTAAGCTTGGTTCTGTTACAGAAGAAGATCAAGTATCTGAATCAACAGAAGAAACTACAGGAGTACCAGAAGGGTATGAAGACTTCTATCAAGAAGATGGAACTGTAGATTACAACTCTGTAAATGAAAACTATGGAGAAATATTAGGAGAAATATTTAAAGAAAATAGTATTGACCCATATAAAATTGCTGCTGAGTTTGATAAAAACGAAGGAGAGATACCAGAAGAAATGTATCAATCTTTATTAGATGCTGGTCTATCTGCTAATGCTGTTGATTCTTACTTAAAAGGAGTAGCAGTCGAAAGAGGATTTATTGAAGGTGAAGAAGGGACAGCAGAAGAATTGGCACAAGAAGAAGTTAAAGGTATCAGAGATTCTATAGGTGGAGATGAAGCCTATGGCAAGATGGTTAGTTGGGCTTTAGAAAATCTATCTAAACCAGAGATCGAAGCTTTCAATGAAGCAACAAACACAATGTCTGGACCACAACTTAGTATGATGGTACAAGGACTATATACTAGATACCAAAACGCTATGGGAGTTGAACCAAGTCTTTATTCTGGAAGACCTGCTGCTAGTGGACCTACACCTTACAGATCTACAGCAGAGGTAGTAACTGCTATGTCTGATCCTCGCTATGGTAAAGATGTTACATACACCGAAGACGTACAAAGGCGTTTAGGTGGTAGTGATGTATTTGGCTAATGGCTAAGTTATGTGCCAGAGGTAAAGCAGCAGCAAAGCGTAAGTTCAAGGTCTATCCTTCTGCTTACGCTAATGCTTATGCTGTTAAAGTTTGCAAAGGACAAGTAGCTGTTGGTGGCAAGAAACGAGTTGCCAGTGGTTACACAAGAAAATCATTGAGGATTTAACTATGCCATTAAAAGGTAAGCAGTACAAACTAGATGTTGATGGTGATAAAAAAATCACCAGAAAAGATTTTATGATCTTGTCTAAAAATTCTAAAAAGAAAAAGAAGAATGGCAAAGCTAACACCTAAACAAATAGTTACTCTTAACAAACATTCCAAACATCATTCCAAAAAACACATGGATATGATGAAGAAGCTTATGCGTGAAGGTAAAACATTTAAAGCTGCACATACAGCAGCACAAAAGGAAGTAGGTAAATGAGTTTACGCAGATGGTTTAAAGAAGAATGGGTAGACGTTAAGACAGGTAAACCTTGTGGTCGGCAGAAAGGAGAGAAGCGTAAAGGCTACCCTGCTTGCAGACCTTCAAAAAGAGTTAGTAGTAAGACTCCAAAGACTACAGGAGAAATGAGTAGTAAAGAGAAGAGAAGATTCAAAGCAAGCAAGACCAGTTCAAAGAAGATAGCTTACCAACATAGACGCAATAGTTTAAAAATTAAGTAATAGTGTTATATTTGAAATAGCTTACATTTTTTATGTCTAAGGGTGTATCAATGACT